TCTACGGGGACGTTATAATTAATTATTAGTTACCGAATGCGACGCCACCCATACCATTCTTAATCCTGAGAATGTTATAGTTGACACCGTATGCGCGAATAACCTTAAGACCACCGAGGCCGGGGCTATCGACAACTGAGCTTGGTGTGTCTATGGTTATCTTTGCAGTATCGATACGCGAAAAGTTGAGCGTACCAGTTGGTTGCGATTTATTCATCGTAAGACTGAATGGCCATGTTTTGACTGGTTCTTTGTCGAGTACATCTGGGAGTATGGAACAGTGTCTCGTTGGAACAACTTTTTGGTGGTATACGTTTGACATGTTTTCGGAAAGTGCTGTACCATTAATGTATAAAGATGCACTCTGGAACGTATATTTCTTTTCTGTTGTATCTGCATTTGTAGAGTCATTACTCGCGGCAATGTGAACGGCCTTAACTGGGTGGTTAAAGTACGAAAGGTCAACCGACGTATCATCTTTACTCATGGGTTGGAACTGTGTTTGTGTAATGAGAATTTCGTGTTCGTTATTCGCGAAGAATTCGCGTTCGGCTGTGTCGAGGAATACATACGACGCGTAAGCTTTTATGGTTGGTAATGTGGATGCACCACTTCTAAATTTAATTCTGACTTCAACCTCATGGTATTGGAGCGCGACGAGTGGTAACGCTTTTGTCCAATCTTCACTAAAGAAGAATGGGATAACGTACGCATCATTACATATATTTGCACCTCCATCGTTTGTGGTTTTAGCAGCAGTTGCCTTTGCCTGAGATTCGTTATAGAGAACGTTATGCACGCCGGCGATAAAAAGGGAATCCAATTTGCACACTTCTTGACCGCCGATCCAAAGTGAGAAATCGGTTACTGTAGTATCACTGATGGAAAAGAGACCTTTGGTACCGTCTTTGTTGATTTCATCACCTTCAAGCCAAACATAGCTTAAAAGATCCCCCTTGGACTTTATTGGAATAGATATTTCATTACCATTACTCGCCGAACCGATAAAATCGAGACGTTCTGGTTTTATAGCGAAGTTAGTGTGACGTTTATAGTTTTGTCTGAAGAAAGAGACTTGTGGGTCGCCTGTGATGTACACATCTTGGGCACCGACCGATACGAGGTCAATCAAAGCAGCTGACATATTTTACTAATATACTATATTAAAAAAATTGAGCGTTAACGTAATAAAAGAAAATGGTTGTTTTTCAAGCTCTTACCTGGGAAACGGAAGACCGAGATGACGAGCATTTAATACACATTTTCGGTAAAACGAGCGAAGGTCGTTCCGTGTGTTTGACAACTGCGTTTTCGCCGTACTTTTTTATAAAACTTCCTACGGATGATTATGAAGTACAGGCTGAAAACTATTTTAAAAGTATTTGTCGAGCGTGTCCTGGTTTAAATATTAGTTACGAGATACAAACGTCCATGGACGTTTGGGGATTTCAGAATAGTCGAAAATTTTATTTTATGAAGTTAAAGTTTGAAACGTTAGCGAATCGTCGTAAGGCTGGGTATACACTTAAACAGTCTCTGAAAGTTTATGAACAAGCGCAGCCGAGACTCGAAGGTGAACCTTATTATGAACCCAATTTCGAATTTGTAAAGATGAAACTATACGAATCGAATTTGGATCCGGTCCTGAGGTTGATGCATATAACGGGTATTCAATCAACGGGTTGGTTAGATTCTGGGGACCTTTGTTCTGATGCAAATTATGCAAATACAAGTTTGGATTTAATGTGTAAAAATTGGAAAGTGCTTAAACCTGTTGATAAACCTGAGACGGCACCGTTCGTAGTTGCGTCTTTGGATATTGAGTGTAATAGTTCAACTGGTAAGTTTCCTGATGCTGAAATACCGGGTGATTGTTGTTTTCAGATAGCCGTTTCACTGTGTACATTTGGTACCGATATACCTTACGATAAAACGTGTTTTTGTTACAAGAAAACCGACTCCAACTTGGAGGGTTGTAATATTTTGAGTTATAGTTCAGAAAGGGGAATGCTCGAGGCGTTTGGTAAATATATGGTACGAATGGATATCGATATAATCACAGGTTGGAACATATTTGGTTTCGATATGGATTATATAATGAAACGTGCTGATATGGTTGGGTGTTCACAAGAATTTTACGAATTAAGTAAACTTAAGGGATATGAATGTAAAATGAAAGTTAAAAAGTTATCCTCGAGCGCTTTGGGTGATAACGAACTGAAACTTTTACCTTTACCTGGTAGATTCATTTTTGATTTGTTCCACGAGGTTAAAAAGGGGTATAAACTCGATTCGTATAAACTCGATAACGTTTCTAAGTTGTACCTCGGTGATCAAAAAATAGATATGCCCGCGAAGGAAATGTTTGCGCGTTTTAGGGAGCAGGATCCAATTAAGTTACGTGAGGTCGCTGAGTATTGTATTAAGGATACGTTATTGCCACATAGATTATTGTCTAAGTTGTGTACACTTATTAACCTATTGGAAATGGCAAAGGCGACGTGGGTCCCTCTGTGTTATTTGGTTGAACGAGGACAACAAATTAAGGTGTTTAGTCAGTTAACGAAAAAGGCGAGGGAAATGGGGTACCTCGTTCCGACTATAGAGTGGGGTCAAGGTATTGTTGATGGGTACGAAGGTGCTACTGTACTCGAGGCTCAAAAAGGGGCGTATTATACGCCTATAACTGCACTTGATTTTGAGGCGTTGTATCCTTCTATAATGATGGGACACAATTTGTGTTATTCAACACTTGTACGTGATCCCGTTTACGAAAATAAAAAATTGTATCCGAATTTGGAGATCGAAACGTTTGGTAAATTTAAGTTTGTTCAAAATGTACCGAGTCTTATACCAAGTATTTTATCGGAACTTAAACAGTTTAGAAAACAGGCTAAGAAAGATATGGTAAATTCGACTGGGTCGCTTAAGGAAATGTATAACGGTAAACAGTTAGCGTATAAAATTTCGATGAATTCCGTGTACGGTTTTACGGGTGCATCTAAGGGTATGTTACCATGTGTACCCATAGCATCTTCGACAACTATGAAAGGCCGAATGATGATAGAGGATACGAAGAATTACGTCGAGAAACATTATCCGGGTGCAAAGGTAAGGTATGGAGATACTGACTCGGTTATGGTTGAATTTGACGTCGGTGAACGTAAAGGTGAGGATGCTATCAAATATAGTTGGGAACTTGGTGAACGTGCGGCTGCAGAGTGTACGAAACTTTTTAAGAAACCGAATAATCTCGAACTTGAAAAGGTATATTACCCGTACTTTTTATACTCTAAAAAAAGGTATGCAGCAAAACTTTGGACGCAAGGTAAGGATGGTAACATGAACATGGATTACATTGACGTGAAAGGTCTTCAACTCGTTCGTCGTGATAATACACCGTATATGCGTGAAGTATGTAAAGAATTACTCGATGTTATTTTGGAAAGTAACGATAAGAGTACACCTAAAGCTCTCGCTTTACAGCGTGCCATAGAGTTATTGGAAGGTGATGTATCTAATGAAAAACTTATACTTTCACAACAGCTTAGTGATTCGTATAAATCCGATAATTTACCACACGTTCAGGTTCGTAATAAAATGCGTGAACGCCAACCCGGTTCCGAACCACAATCGGGTGATAGAGTACCTTATATACTGTGTAAAACCTGGGATCCTCGTGCAAAGGCGTTTGAAAAGGCGGAAGATCCGAAGTATGCGGAAGATAATAAATTGGAAATTGATTACTCGTATTATTTCCTTAATAAGTTTTTGAACCCCGTTTGTGATCTTATCGAACCCTTATTTGATGATCCTAAAGAGGAAATATTTGGAGAATTGATAACGCGTTCTAAGCCCGAAAAACGAAGTAGACTTTGTGATTATGATCCTAAACAAAGACGAATATCTGATATATTTAATAAAGTTAAAAAATAGCATACATTGTAATATATAATATGATAACATCTATTTTTTCAGAAACGTTCGAGGTTTTTGAAAAAAATAAAAAAATACTCATAAAATGTGAAATTGCAAAAATGTATACTAAAATATCTGAAAGGTATAAAATTCCTTTTAATGAACTCGTGAAAAGATGTAAATATATTGATATTGGTGATAAATTTAATACGCCAGAACTTTTAGATTCGCGTCGTTTCTGTGAATGTTATAGTTCCGAATTACAAATATCATTTTTAAAGGATATTTATAAAAATGTTGATAAGGCGAAGTGT